ATACAATACGAATGGTTTAGAAAAGATTCAAACAGTTGTAGATATTACAGTCAATGGCAAGACTTTAACAGATTAAGATTGTATGCTCGAGGAGAGCAGTCAATAGCCAAATATAAAAACGAATTAGCGGTAGACGGAGATTTATCGTATTTAAATTTAGATTGGGCGATTGTTCCTGTTATTCCAAAGTTTATTGACTTAGTTGTTAATGGAATGTCAGACAGGCTTTTTAAAGTAAATGCATATGCTCAAGATGCTATGTCTCAAAGCAGACGAACGCAATTTCAAGATATGATTGAAGCTCAAATGGTTTCTAAAGATATGCTCAAAGCAGTTCAAGATAACTTTGGAGTTAATCCTTTTACAATGAGTCCAGAAGATTTACCTAATTCAAATGAAGAGCTAGCATTGTATATGCAGCTTAATTATAAGCCAGCTATTGAAATAGCTCAAGAAGAAGGAATAGATACTTTATTTGCTTTAAATCATTATGAAGATATTAGAAAAAGAATTGATTATGATTTAACCGTATTAGGTATTGGAGCGGCTAAACACGAATTTGAACCAGGGAATGGAGTTAAGGTTTCATATATAGACCCAGCTAATTTAATTTATAGTTATACTGAAGACCCACATTTTAAAGATTGTTTTTATTGGGGAGAAATTAAAACTCTTGCAATAACAGAATTAATGAAAATTGACCAATCTTTAACAAAAGAAGATTTAGAAGAAATAAGTACAATGAGTCAACAGTGGTATGATTATTTTAATGTTGCTCAGTATTATAGTAATAGTTTGTTTTATAAAGACACCTGTACACTATTATACTTTAATTATAAAACTACTAAAAAGTATGTTTATAAAAAGAAGTATAATGAAAATGGAGGTTCTAAAATTATAGAAAAAGACGACCAATTTAATCCACCAGAAGAAATGATGGAGGATGGAAAATTTGAAAAAGTTGAAAAAACTATAGATGTTTGGTATAACGGTATTATGGTTATGGGAACTAATATTGTTTTAAAATGGGAGTTAGCTGAAAATATGGTAAGACCTAAGTCAGCTACACAGAATGCATTGCCTAATTATGTTGCAACTGCTCCAAGAATGTATAAAGGAGTGATAGAGTCTTTAACAAGAAGAATGCTACCATTTGCTGATTTAATTCAGTTAACACATTTAAAATTACAACAAGTTATATCAAGAGTCGTGCCAGATGGGGTTTATATAGATGCTGATGGTTTAAACGAAGTTGATTTAGGTACTGGTAATGCATATAATCCAGAGGATGCCTTGCGATTATATTTTCAAACTGGTAGTGTAGTTGGAAGAAGCTACACACAAGACGGAGATTTTAATCAAGGTAAAGTACCAATTACACAATTAACATCTAACTCTGGAGCTAGTAAAACACAAATGCTTATTACTAATTTAAATAACTATTTAAATATGATAAGACAAGTAACAGGATTAAGTGAAGCTAAAGATGGTAATACCCCAGATGCAAATGCATTGGTAGGTATACAAAAAATGGCTGCTTTAAATTCAAATACTGCTACTAGACATATTTTAGATGGAGCGTTATATATTTATAGAACTTTAGCTGAAGGGTTAACTCTTCGTATGGGTGATATATTGGAATACGCTGAATTTAGAGAAGAGTTTGCAAATCAAATTGGTAAATATAATGTTGCTGTTATTAAAGAAATGAATGACCTTTATATTTATGACTTTGGTATTTTTATAGAAGTTACACCAGACATAGAAGAAAAAGCACAATTAGAGCAAAACATTAGTTTAGCATTATCTAAAGGTGATATAAACTTAGAGGATGCAATTGACATAAGAGAAATACATAATTTAAAACTTGCTAATCAACTTCTTAAAATGAAGAGGCTGAAAAAAGAAGAACAAGACAGGCAGTTTGAAATGCAGAAACAACAGCAGCAGGGTCAAATACAAATGCAGTCTCAACAGTTGGCGGCTCAAACAGCTATGCAAAAAATCCAAGCTGAAAGTCAAGCTAAAATGCAATTAGAACAAGCTAAAGTAGCTTTTGAAATTGAAAGACTAAATGCTGAAGCACAACTTAAAGGTACATTAATGGACAAAGAATTTGGGTACAACCAACAGCTTAGAGATATTAGTGAAAAGTCTTTACAGCAAAGAGAGACTCAAAGAGAAACTGCAAAGTCTGATAGAATAACACAAGCTAATAACGAACAGTCTAGATTGATTAATCAACGACAAAACAATTTACCACCTCAACGATTTGAATCTAATGAAGATAGTTTAGATGGTTTTAATTTGTCGGAGTTTGAGCCAAGATAGACGTTAAATAAACAATAATTAAATCACTAACTTTGTACAAATTAAATTAAATCAAATGGCATTAAAAATTAAAGAAGTTACTGCTGACCAAAAATCAGCGGTAGAAGTAGAAAACGAACTACTAGAAAAACACGAAGAAAAATTAAATGAAGACACAGAGGGGTCTTCAGAAGAAAATAAAATAACAGAATCTTCACAAGAAGCAGAGAAACCAGTTGAAAAGGCTGAACTGCAAGAAGAAGAAGTATTAAGTTATTTAAAAAACAGATACGGAAAAGAAATTAATTCATTTGATGATTTAGTTACTGAGCGAGAAACGAAGGAAGATTTACCAGAAGATGTCGCAGCGTATTTAAAATATAAAAAGGAAACAGGTCGAGGAGTTGAAGATTTTGTAAAACTAAATCAAAACTTTGATGATATGGAGCCAGATAGTTTGCTAGCTGAATATTTTTTAGCTACCGAAGAAGCTGTAGACAGTGATGATGTCGAGGTTTTAATGGAAGACTACTTAATAGATGAAGATTTAGATGATGAATCTACTATTAAAAAGAAAAAGTTAGCAAAGAAAAAAATTGTTAGAAAAGCAAATAAGTTTTTTAACGAACAGAAAGACAAGTATAGTCAGCCTCTTGAGTCAAGAACCGCTGATATGTCTAATGAAGTTAAAGAACAATTAGCCGAGTACAAACAGTATGTTAATGATGCTGCTAGTCAACGTGAGTTGACAGAAAGAAAGAGAAATTGGTTCGCCAAGAAATCTAACGAAGTATTTTCAAACGAATTCAAAGGTTTTGAATTTAAAATAGGTGAGAATAATATAACGTATAAACCAGGTGACGCAGAAACATTAAAGAAGTCTAATTCTAGTATAATGAACTTTGTAAATAAGTATATGGATAAAGACGGAATGATGGAGAATGTTAGTGGGTATCATAAAGCGTTATCATTAGCGATGAATCCAGACAAGTTTGCTGAGTTTTTTTATGAGCAAGGCAAATCAGAAGCTATTGAAGGTGATGCACGTAAAACCAAAAATATAAAAATGGGATTACGTAACACACCAGAAGTATCTACTGCTAAAGGAGGAATGAAAATTAGGACTATTAATCCAGACTCTGGAAAGAGTTTAAGGATTAAAAGCCGAAAATAAAATAAATTTAAAACCAGATTGGTCGCATACGACTAATCATAAAACTATTAATTATGGCAGGAGCTATTGAAACAGGTGGTTTGTTAAATTTTCAGTTGCAGCCTAGTGCGCAGCAGATTACTACTCAAACTAACTACATTAGTAACTTCGATTTTTTAAGTACATATCTACCAGATACGTATGAAAAAGAATTCGAACGTTACGGAAACAGAACAGTATCATCATTCTTAAGAATGGTAGGTGCTGAAATGCCGTCTAACTCAGATATGGTAAAGTGGGCGGAACAAGGAAGATTACATACTAAGTATACTGGAGTTACTCTAGGTTCTTATGTAGGTAACGAAACTACGCAAGTATTAACAGTACCATTAGCACAAATCGACCCAGCTACTCAGCCTTCAACAGGTGCAGCAGGAGGGATTGCAATCAGAGTTGGTCAAACAATTATGATTTCTGATGAGACTGCAGCGTCAGCTTTTAGTAACAAAGCAGTTGTAACTGCTGTAGATTATCCTAACAGACAATGTACAGTTGCATATTACGAAGCTACTCAAGCTGCTTATGCAAATGCGTCAACAATGTCTATATTTGTTTATGGGTCTGAATTCAGAAAAGGAACAGATACAATGGCAGATACTTTAATCTCTGATGACTCTATATTCAGTAATTCACCAATTATCCTAAAAGATACTTACAGAATCGCAGGTTCTGATATGGCTCAAATTGGATGGATTGAAATATCTGGAGAAGACGGAGCTAACGGATACTTATGGTATTTAAAGTCTGAACACGACACAAGATTACGTTTTGATGACTACTTAGAAACAGCAATGATTGAAGCAGTACCAGCAGTAGCAGGTTCTGGAGCAGCAGCTGCAGTTTCACCAGTAGGAAACAAAGGTACTGAAGGTGTATTCCACGTTGTTGGAACAAGAGGTAATGTATGGTCTGGAGGTAATCCAGTTGACTTACTTGAGTTTGACCAAATTATCGAAAGATTAGATAAGCAAGGTTCTATTGAAGAAAATGTTATTTTCTTAAACAGAAACTTTGGTTTTGATATTGACGATATGTTAGCTTCTCAAAATTCTTATGGTGCCAACGGTACTTCATACGGATTATTTGATAATGATGAGGAAATGGCGTTAAACTTAGGTTTCAGAGGATTCCGTAGAGGATATGACTTCTACAAGTCTGACTGGAAATACTTAAATGACCCAACAATGAGAGGTGGTTTAGTTGGTGGAACTATTAATGGATTAATGGTACCAGCAGGTTCAACTACTGTATATGACCAAGTTTTAGGTAAAAATGCTAAGAGACCATTCTTACACGTTAGATATAGAGCTTCAGAAACTGAAGACAGAAGATATAAAACGTGGATTACTGGAGGAGCAGGAGGCGCTACTACAAGTGGTGATGACTTAATGCAAGTTAACTTCTTATCTGAAAGATGTGTATGTACTTTAGGTGCTAACAACTTCTTCTTATTCAAGTCGTAAGGAAGTAATTACTAAGGGGAGGGGTTCGCTCCTCCCTTTTTTTTAATCAAATTAAATTAAATATAATGAAAAAGAAAATTTTAAAAAACGAAACGTATGTATTGGTAGATGGTAATGCACCACTATCATTTATGCTAGCTTCTCATCATAATAAAAGAAACACTCTTTTATATTGGGATGAGGAAAAACAACAAAACAGAGAACTCTGTTATTCAAGGAATCAAAAATCAATTTTTGTAGATGAACAAGATGGCAATAAAGTATTAGAGCCTATTGTCTTTGAAGATGGATTTTTAAGTGTCCCAAAAAACAATCCTAATTTACAAATGTTTTTAGAGTTTCATCCTGGATATGAAAGAGTATTTAGAAAAGTAGATACTGAGTCTGATGCACGACAAGATGTAGAAATTTTAAATGCTCAAGTAGATGCATTAGTTGAGGCTAGAACTTTAGAAATAGACCAGTTAGAACAAGTGTCTAGAGTATTATTTGGTATTGATGTTTCAAAGGTTTCAACAGCTGAATTAAAACGTGATGTTTTAATATATGCTAAAAACGACCCAGAAGGATTTTTATCCGTACTTAAAGACCCTATGTTAAAACTACAAGCTAAAGTTCAAACATTTTTTGATAATAACTTGTTAATTCAAAAAGGTAAAGACGTACACTTTAATACTAAATCTAATAAAAAAAGAATGCTTACAGTACCATTTGGTGAAGAAACCAATTATATTGTATCCTCTTATTTTAAATCAGACGAAGGGATAGAGTCGTTAAAGCTTTTAGAATCCAAAGAAAAGATTTCTAAAAAATAATCCTAAAAGAGACTACTTAAAGTAGTCTTTTTTTTTGCTTATCTTTGTTCTTTAATAATTAATATAAATAAAGATATGGCAAAATATATTTCATTTGGTGAGTCTTTAGTGGTGGATTCAGGAGTCCAGACTAATGTAGCACCAGCAACAGGTACAGCAGATGCTGATTTTATTGTAACTGGAACGCAAACTGCGGCTACAGGTACAACAATAACTGTTACTGGAGGAACCTTTCAAACTTCTGGGATATTAGCAAATGATATTGTTGCTGATATTACTGCAGGTACTTTAATAGGAACTGTATCAGTAGTAACTGATAATAATAATTTACAAATTACTGGAGGTACTTTGCCTAATGGTAATAACTTTAGCATATACAGACCTAATGTATTATTTGATGCAGCAGGTAATTTTACTAGTTTAGGTGTAGCAATAGGAGATACAGTAACTAATACTGTAACAACTAGTACTGCAACTGTAACTGCATTAAACTCTAATAACCCATCTGTTCCTTTTGTTGGGCAAGCATTAACTTTAAGTGCTAACATTTTTGGAGCTGCTTATGCAGACTTAGAAGACGCATACACTATTTCTGCTCCAGCTGACCAATTATTTGATACTGGTCAAAACTTTTTAACTACAGTCGCTGCTAAAGATGAAGTGATTAATACCACGGATAATACAAGTGCAAGAGTTATAGAAGTTGTTAGTGACAATAGATTAAAATTAAGTGGTAGTATAATGGCTACTGGAGAGGCATTTAGTATCTTTTCAGACACTAGAGCATTACAAAGATTTCTACCAACATCTGGAATAATGTTTATAAATCCAAAAACTGATTTATCTACTGAAGTATTTATGAGTGGTGATTGGAAAATTACTTTAACTCACGATGCAGTAACACAAATCAATAGTCCAATGGTTGCAGCATTTCAAAATGCACTACTTAAAGCAGCATCTGGAGCATCTGGAGCTGTAAGAGTTGAGTTGCCACCTACAGTTTACATTACTGGTGTAGCAGTTGCTTAATATAAATTAACTAACTTAAGAAAGAGGCAAAATTTATTGCCTCTTTTTTTTTGTTTATCTTTGTACAAACGATTACAGATGATTAACTCAGTAAGAAATACAGTATTAGCAATATTAAATAAAAACAACTATGGTTATATTGCTCCTAACGATTTTAATTTATATGCTAAACAAGCGCAATTAGATTTATTTGAAGATTTATTTTATGAATATAACTATCAAATAATTAAAGAAAATGCACGTCAGTCTGGAACTGGTTATGCTGATATATCTAAAAGTATTGTCGAAGTAATTGATTTGTTTTCTGTAACCGCAGCTTTAGTAAATGTTGCTAATAACACATATACATTACCATCAGATTATTATTTAATTAATAAAGTTTTATGTTTTGACACTGCAGGAACTACATATACTGGTGAAGCAGAAAGAGCAAGTCACAGTAAAATTACATTATTAAATAATTCTAACTTAACTGCTCCAACTACAACTTACCCTGCATACACAACTGAAGGGTCTGTATTGACTGTATTTCCATCTACTATAACAGGTGCTAATCAAGTCAAGGCGCAGTACATAAGATACCCTTTACCACCTGTATGGACATATTTAAACGTTACTGGAGGAGAGCCTGTTTTTGATGCTACTTCAGCATCTTACCAAGACTTTGAATTATCGGCAGATTATGAGCCAGATTTAGTAGTTAAAATATTAGGATATGCTGGGGTATCAATTAGAGAAGAACAAGTTGTACAATATGCAAACACACAAGACCAACTAGAAAATAATTCAGAACAATAATGGCATACTTAGACGATTATAAATATTACGAAAATAGTGGTGTAGAACCGAAAAATGCAAATTGGGGTTCTTATCAATACGTTAGTTTAGCTGACATAGTAAACAATTTTTTGTTAATGTATGACGGAAATCATTCATTAGTAAATAATGAAGAAAGATATAAAATTTTATTTCACGCAAAAAGAGCTGTACAAGAATTAAACTATGATGCATTTAAAGAAATTAAAGCTTTAGAATTGACGGTGTATGATGACTTGCGTTTTGTTTTACCATCGGATTATGTAAACTGGGTAAAGCTTTATTTGTTTCAAGGAAACACTTTAAGAGAGCTTACTGAAAACATACAGGTACAATCAGCTGTTTCTTATATACAAACAGCTACTGCTACATTTACTTATGATACGGGTAACAATGTTAACACAGAAGAATCTGATTTAGATAAAACAAGAAAAAGCGGAGCATTAAATAGTATTTATTTAAATCAAAACAATGAGGCAGATGTAAATGGCAATTGTGTAGATTGTGAAGATGATATATACAATTCTAGGATTGGCGCTAGATATGGATTAAATACAGAAACTGCCAATATAAATCCTACGTTTACAATTGATAAAAAAGCTGGTGTTATAAATTTTGACTCTACTATGGCTAACAGGCAATGTGTTTTACAATATATTTCAGATGGCATGGAAAATGGAAATAATTCAGAAATACAAGTAAACAAGTTATTTGAAGATTATGTTTATGCTTACATTCAATATGCAATTTTAAATAGTAAATTTGGC